ATCGGACACTAAGAAACACTACATAATCTCGGGGGAGACGATGAAACTACCTACTACGCTACGACCTAGTAACTCGACATACAGAGAGTGCCTACCTGGGAAGGATTTACCTTCTTGGTTTATGGACGACCTGAAAGCAATTGATGAGAAACTGTACTTGGTGTATCACCCGTTCGCTTTGATATGGGACGACATGATAAATCAGTACGAGGGTGAGCTAGAGGATCCACGTTTCACCATTCACCGAGAACACGGCGAAGAGGTATGGGGGTTCGTCACCACAAAAGGTGATGGATCCCCCATCCCCGAATGCGCGTGGCATGTGTGGAGGCTCTGTGAGCCCCACGGATGGGCACATGTGGTTCGGGTAGAATCTAAGCATGACCAGTGGCTTGGTTTGCTGGTCAGCCGATTGCATATCCAGAAGACGTTCCGTGACAAGTACGGAGACATCGCCTGGAACAGACTTACGCGGGACGAACAGGAAGCTGCACAGATAAAGATGCAAGACGCGCAGCAAGAAGGGTTCGAAGCCGTACAAGAAGAGAATTCCTGGCTACTGAAGAATGCCAGGGATAACATGAGCCGAGGCATCACAGCGCCCACGAATCCTATGATAGAGAAGATCGTGAGCTATAGTGGCCAGAAGAACCACTCTCGTACTTCTAGGCCCCTTGATGACGCGGACGTAGGACTAAAGAGTATTGATGACCTTTAGCTCCTAGAAAAGGAGACTGAATATGGCTCAATTGACTGGCACACTGTCTAACTTTATTGTCAGGGTGCGTAGATACCTTGGAGAAGAAAACGCAGACAAGAGCTTTTGGAGCGAAGACTTCGTTAAGCAAGTGTTCAACTCCTGTTACAGAGCTAGATGCGCTGACCTGATCATGGCCTTTGAAGGATACTTCACGGTCGTAGCGACCCGAGACTCAGTATCCAATCAGGAAAGGTATGCGTGGCCCTCTAACTTTGAGCGTCTGTTCAAGCTGGAGCTGGTACGTGAAGACGGTACCACCGTCCCCATCCAAAGACAAGAGCGCCACTATGGTCAGAAGAATCCCCCTTCAGGTTCTGGAGACTCCTATACCCCTAGGTATAGAGCCATTGGTAGTGGCTTCGTTCTTGAACCTGCTCCTATTGAGGGCAAGGCTGGACAGATCCGTATGGAATATGCCATGACTCCTGTCGAGCTTACGGTGGATGATGATCAGCTTCACTCTGACTTCCCTACTATGCTGGACGAACTGCTTGTACTCGATACCGCTTCTGCCCTGTTTGACGCTGAGCAGATGCAGGAAGAAGGACGAGTTAGAAGCATCCTTAGATTACGAGCTGAGTGGGAAGTACGCTGGGAGCGATTCATTGATCAACGTATGATTTCCTCTAATGCCGTGACCCCTTTCGCAACTCACTATATGGATTCTTGAGATGGGCAGAGAGCGCATACCGTTCCTTGATATCAAAGGACTTCAAGGACTTACGACTAAGAGCACCCAAGAGAACCTGCAAGCGCAGCAACTCCGCATTGCTCAGAACTGTGACTTCTTTGAGGAGTACGGCTCTGTAGCTAAGATCCGTGGTAGCTCTCGCGTCCTCAATGCTATCTACAAAGAGGGTGCTGTTGCTCAGAAGATGTCCTGGCTGGGGTTCTACAAAGCCCCGGCCCTGGATGGGACCATCCTCCGACAAACCCTTGTCGCCGCAGGTACTACCCTAGCTAGGGAGTCTAGCGGTTCACTCACTCCCCTCCTATCGGGCAGAACCAAAGACCTATTTCATGTCTCCGATATGCAAGACCGCTTCCTGTACATCTCCAACTACGACCCTGACAAGGTGGGTATCGGGGATCAGCTAGTCAAGTATGATGGGGCTGTCATGACGAACTGGGGTGTTGCACCCCCCGGCTCAGAAATAACCTCGATCGATTCCTTCAGTGATGCAGCCTCATGGACTGGGGTGAACTGTAACCTTACAGACCAAGTGAGCACTACCACCGGCGACGTAACCTGGGACGGGACAGCGGTGAGCATCGACGCTCCTGATGTGACGAAGGGTACGTTCACTGTGACCAAAGAGGTAGACCCCTGGTTCTATGTGTATGGAGATGATAGGGATAGCACCAAGGCCGTCCCCAATCGAGTATCCTTCTTCACATACCTACCGAGGGGCTCCCTGACTAAGTCACTGACTTACCCCGATGACCAAGGGTTCGCAACGAAGGGCCCAGTAGTCTCCTTATACGTCAGCCCTGACATGGCTGATACACAGACCAACAACTGGCAGTTCGACTTCTCGAATGGATATCTTAGAGAAGGATGGAACAAACTGAACCTAGACTTTACAGCGGGGCCACCGGGTGGATCACAGACGAGCGCACCAGCAGGTACGGCATCAGGCAGTTTTTACCCGGAGCGGGACCTCGTTAGGAGCACCCGATTCGAATTCTACCTCCAAAGCGATCTTGCGACCGCCGAAAACATCGTATTGGACAGCTATCAAAAGGTGGACGAGGGAGCGCTGGTTGCTGAACCATTCGGAGAAGGCAATCTTACGGGCCTCTATAGTTATAAAGTTGTTTATGTTAGTAAGTATGGTCAGCTTAGTAATTCTGGGCCTAAGAGTGTGGACATTACTGCAGATCATAACTTGCACATCGATCTCACCCGCATCCCTGTATCACCGGATACTCAAGTTACTGCTCGGAGAATCTACCGAACGGTAGGCAATGGCTCTGTGTGGTTGTTCCTTGACGAGATCCTCGACAACGTGACCACCACGTACTTTGACTTCATCGGTGATGGTAGCCTCAGTAACGAAACTGCCCCTCAGGCAGGTGACTATGCTGATGACAATTCCATACCGCCTAAGTGTGGTATCCTCAAGTCGTGGAAGAAGACTATGTTCATGGCTGGTGACCCACAAAACCCCTACACCTTGTACTACTCTGAGGATGATGAGCCCGAGAGCTTCCCGCTTATCAACGCCCTGGAGATGGACGGTAAGATCACCGCCATGTACGAGACATATGCAGGGCTGGTGATCGAGACAGAGACAGGGAAGTGGCAGATCATTGGTGATAACCCTGACTTCTCCGTGGATAAGGTGGTCCCGAACATGGGCTGCGTGGGACGTAGGGCTGCTGGTACGGCTCGGCTGATTGGATACGCCGTTGACCGTGACGGCCTGCGCCTCTTCGACCTCAGTGAAACCCACAAGATCAGTGAGCCCATCCGTGACAAGTACGACACGGACATCGACAAGGTCAACATTGAGCTGATTCACTGCGTACACAGTAAGTCGAAGAACATGCTCCTGCAATTCAACCCCGACTCAGCAGGAGAATATACCTCCATCTTCTGTTATCAGTATGCTAAGGACGATGTAACGGCAGGGTATTGGTCTACGATCTCTACCCCGGTAGCAGCGGGTCTTAACTTCCTAGACGCGGTAGAGATTGAGGACGCCAATGGGGACTTCCTTATCTACGCCAGCGGCGATGATGGCATGATTTATCAGTTGTTTAATAGCGCGTCCAAGAACTGGGTGGACGCAGATGGTACTACCTACGCCATCGATACCAAGGTTCAGATCCCCTACCTGCGAGCTGGACAACTAGGAGCTGAGGTAGAAATGGCAACAGGTAGAGTCGCACCGCATTCGCTGGAGCTGAGGATTGGTAGCGATGATGCTTGTATCTGGACAGCTACAGTGGAGACAGCCGAGGGTACCACACAAACCTTGGCCCTCGATAGCGCTACTTTGTCTATGGAGTTCGGTCTCAACAACGCACTCATTAGACAGCGGATACCCAATGCAGACATTACACCGGGAGAGTATGTCAGGCTAACCTTCCAGAACGCTGAGAAGGATGTCTATACGAGGATAGCAGCGATACGCTTCTTCTATCATGTCCAACCTGCCATGTTCCCGGTAACCGATGTCGATAATACGATAGCGTAATGAGTCGCGTAAAGACACCCAAGTTAGCTGCCGAGGTCAGACTTCGGAAGTGGCCTGCTGGTCGGGTGTCTCAACTAAAGATATTCTTGGGTCACCTTGAGCAGGCTGTGGGTATCTCCCTAGCTGCTCAGGTGGAGCAGTCCCCTAAGCGGACGTTCTCTGAATTCATTCCCAAGATCGTGCCTCAAGACATCACTATTGAAAAGTCGTTTCAAGAGCTGCGGATCTTCTGGGAGTCTCCTAGAGGGCTGACGAACCTGCTGTTCTATGAACTGCAGATAAGTGCAACAGCAGGGTTCTTTAGTGTTGATCAAGCTCAGACACCTGAGAACTTTTACGTGTGGCCAAACCTGATTGAGGGTACCACCTACTACGTAAGAGTCAGGGTTGTCAATAAGCATGGCGAGGTAGGCCCCTGGTCAGACGTAGAAGAGACACAGCTTCCCTACACGCAGAGCTTTGGTCTCCTAGACGCCACAGAGAGAACACAGAAGGTTAGCCTCCTAAACGACAACCCGTGGCAGACAGTATACCAACGCACGTACACAGCGATCGGAGGCAAGGCTTACTACTCCTGTGATTACGAGGTCGAGGTACAACGAAGCTGGTCTCAAACAGGTAACAGTGGAGGTGAGGGTAATATCGAGTGGAGTGATGTCGAGCTAAGGTGGGTAGAGCAAGCACCCGGCTCAGCTGTTCTAGTACAAAAGGGACAGATCTTCCACACCACAACCTACTCTTCCAACTCTGGCTTTGGGCTCTCTGGGTTTTATGCGTTCAAGGTTGGTATCTCAGGTTATGGTACACCATTAGAGATACCGGGAACGTGGACGAGCCCAAGACGAGGGTCGTTCGTTCAAAAGTTCTCAGACCTAGTGGCAGGAGATTATCTATTCCAACTGGAAGCTAGGCTGATACCTGACCATGCAGGGTTCGCGCATGACTTCTATGTGATCCCTGGGTACGGGTGCAAGTTTGTATATGGCTCGGATGTTCAAGTGAGCGTCAAGAATTTCAACATCTTTGAAACGTTGGTGACATAATGCCGGGTGAATTCTTAGGTAGCTTTGCAAAGTTCTTTACCAACCTGACGACCTCTCAGCGTCAAGAGTTGGAGAGAGCCTTTGGCGATATGCAGAATTCCAAGGAGCTTACGAGCCTGGATGAGTCTCTTAGATTGCTTAGGAGAAAGCCAGATCAGATGCTACCGATACCTCAGCTCACCGTAACCAATACACTGAGGGGAGGAACGGTTTCGTGGATTGCATTAACAGACCAACGCATCAACTTCTATGAGGCACAAGTGTCTGTGTTTAGTAACTTCTCAGCCTTCTCGACAGTGACAACCTTCGGTACCGACCTATCTCTTGAGGGTTTGGACTCAGAAAAGTTCGTTAAAGTACGGGGGGTTAGACGGGATGGGACGACATCACCTTGGTCAGACGTAATTGCCGTTACTCCTCAACTGTTTGAAGTGAGAGCGCACACAGCAGAAGCATTTTATCTACGGCTTGAAGCCCTAACAGTGCATGAAGTTCTTGGTGGGCCAGGGTCAGAGCTAGAGTTTACCCCCACTAACCCAGATGGTACGAGTATGGTGTGGGGTTTCATATCCGGATACGTTGACCCGGCCGTCGCCTTTTATGGTGATGCCGCAGTCCAAGCTAGGGTCATGGTGTCTGTCATCACACCCGATGGTGCTATTGAAAGTGACACAGAATACTTGAGGATATCCTTTGGAGAGCACTACAACTCCATAAGCATCGGACCTTTCCCAGTAGAACACCCTGCGGAAGGGTACAGCCTAGCAGTTAGAATAGATGCATTCGATCTTACTACCACCGAAGGAGGAGGACCGCGCCACGAGAACGCGACACTCCTTGAGTGGACGCACCTCAATGTCTTGGAGGTTGGACTCGATGGCTAGAAGAAGAAACGCAATCCACTCTAGGTTCGCTAGACTGAAGGGCCTTGCTCCGGAGGAGAAGAATCTTCTAATGAGGATCGCAGACCTCATGGATACAGCGCTTAATAACCGCCAGTCTTCTAATCCATACGAGCCGTCTAGGAATAAAGGCAGCAGGGTAGTCTACCCTCCTACTGGTTTGTTAGCAAAGACAGGTAAGACAAGAGTACAGCTTACGTGGAATGCTGCCGACTCAGATGAGCATCTTAGATACCAGATCGATATACGAAGCATCGTCACCGGAGCTATCGTAACTAAATCTAGCTACACGAATGGCTTGGTTTGGACAGGAGTCGTAGGTGACTATGAAGCCATAGTGAAGTCTGTAGGTAGGGATGGAACAAGCTCCCCTATAGAGAAGGTAACCTTTAGTCTTAACAATCAGACTATGAACCTAGAGGGAGCCAAGCACGGTCCGACAGAGCTAGGTACTAGGATACAAGATGATGTCACGCTAGTTGAAGGGTTCAGTGTCTTTGTATGGGGGTCTCTTGTCCTTGATAAGTATGCCGCAGGCAGCTCCAACAACCCCATCATCCTAAAGCTGTGGAGTATGGAAGGCCCTGCGGCAGTATGGGATGAAGAGTTCGCAACCCTACAGCAAGCGATTACACTGTACCCAGCCACTGAATCCGCAGCCGACCTAGATGGAAATGCAAGAGGTGGGTCTATTTCAAGACCGGAAGCAGTAAGATCAGGCAGCTTTGAAACTAGCCAGTCCGTAATGTTTGAGCCCCTGGAAGTACCTAATGCAAATGCAGGTGAGGTGTGGACTTTCTTCTTAGAGGCAACGAATCGAGATACCGAGGATGATGAGGTTGCACTCTCTATGGTTATCTGGGGAGGGTTCAAAACCGTAGGTGAGATCATACCTCCAACAGACCCTTGGCAGAGTGATGTTCGTAATGCAGCCTCCTATACTGCTAAGAATGAAGCGGTAGGTCTCCATAAGAATAGCTTTTTATTCAAACGGAAGGCGTTCGCCGCGGGATCAGTCACCGATGGGAGCTGGATGTTCACTCGATCCAGGGATGATCTTCACAATGTGATTGGTAATACGTGGACTGTTGCCATGTGGTTCAGGCCCAACTCCACCAGGGTTCCTCAGATGGTTAGCGAAGCTGAGGTCGTCGATGGGGTTACTGGACTAGAGGATTGGGAAGTAGCAGACACCACGTACCTGTTCAATCGGCAGTCATATGATGGGTCTACTGATAATGTTCACTTCAATAACGTACAGATCTGGTACACAGGGTCAGGTGCTGATCCAAACTTCAAGCATGAGATTCACTGTAAGGTTACGAACGCGGATAACTCTGAAGCGATAACAGCCTCCTTTGAAGCCGACTCTACTCTAGGCACAGATTATCAGGCAAGCCCCATGTTTCTTAACGGGGTCAACACCGCCATCGTCAACAGTGGGTGGTGTTTCTTAGTGGTGTGCTTTGAAGGTGGCCCTAATACCTCTAACGGATCGAAACCAAAGATAAGGATGTATCTGAACAACAGAGGGTTGGACACTAATAATCCTACCGACGGTAACATGGTTAACGCCGCGAATCAAATGACCTGTCTCAATCAGTTTCGAGTAGATGGTGCGGAATGGTACGTGGACGACTCGGGCGTTGACATGCCCAACATCCTTACGAACTCCACTCTCTTTCAGGATCAGACGAGAGCCTTTACGTACTCTGACGGGTTGCCCGACGCATTAGACTTCATCGACTCCGGTGTCTACAAAGGTGACGACTTCGCAGAACAGATGGGCTCGGTTGCTATTTTCGAGACTGGTATGT